AGATATAATAGACCGGTCGGCTTTGATATTGCGGAGTTTAGGAGAAAGTGTCGTTATTACAAGTTTCCCCCCTCGTGCATCAAGTAGCGGAGTCGTAGGCAAAAAAGTTGTATATAAGTTGTGCTTCAATCCCTCTATTGAATATCCTACAAGGGTGGCGAGAAAACGTATAGTAATTAAAAGTAGAAAACGAAGACGGTCTATTATAAGCATAGAGCCTATAAAACATGAAGCGTATGGGAATTGTATTCAGGTAGAAGACGGAATTTATTTAGTTGGTCGTAATTTCGTACCTACGCATAACAGCGAAGGCTCAAGCCGAAAGACTCCGGCCTTTATATTAGGATTGGACCCCAATAAAAAAATATGTATCGGTTCGTATGCGGCAACAATAGCCAGAGACTTTAATAGAGACGTTCAAAGGATAATCGATACGCCGGAATATAGAAAATTATTCCCTAATACGTTTCTAAATGGGTCTAATGTCGTTACAATGGCTAACACGTACTTACGAAATAGCGATGTTATAGAGATGGTCGGAAAGAAAGGAAGTCTTCGCGTTGTCGGGCGCGGAGGCTCTTTGACTTCTAAAACGGTGGATATTTCTATATTGGACGATGTATATAAAGACTATTCGGAAGGGAATAGTCCAATAGTTCGTAATGCGGCGTGGAAATGGTACACAACAGTAGTAAGGACGCGTTTACATAATGAATCGCAGGAACTAATCGTTTTCACTCGTTGGCATGATGATGATTTAATAGGCCGAATCGAAAAAAGCGGAGAAAAGGTCATAGATATAAAAACGTGGGAAGATGTTGCGAATATACCGCCTGGCGCATGGGTACGTATAAACTTTGAAGCATTGAAAACGAGTGCCCCCACAGAGATAGACCCACGGCAACCCGGGGAGGCTTTATGGGAAAATAGACATAGCCGGTTAAAATTAGAGGGTCAAAAGGCTTTAGACCCCGTACAATTTCAGTGCTTGTACCAAGGAAACCCAGGAAGCGCGGAGGGTCGCTTATATCAACATTCATTCAAAACATGGATAGAAAAAAAAGATTGGGGTACTTATGTACGTTCCGGCAATTATACCGACGTGGCCGACGAAGGGGACGATTACACATTTTCGGCATGTTATGATATATATATGAGCGGAAACGAGGTATTCAATGAAAAGCTCCGGCGATGGGAGCCTATTTTATACGCTCTCATTACGGATATGGAATACACGCAAGAAAATACGGAGGTAACGGCTGTGACTATTCCGGCCATGATTAACCGTAATGGGACGCAAAAGGCATGGATAGAAAGTAATAACGGCGGTGCCGGTTTTGAAAAGTTAGTGACCAAGAAAGTACGCGCAATTACGGAAGCCTTTTATCAAGGTGGAAACAAAGAAAGCCGGATTATTACAAATAGTGCTATGGTTAACGCGCAGATAATTATGCCTTTTGGGTGGGAAACGCGGTATAAAGATATATATAATCATGTGACAACGTTTCTACGGGATTTCTCCGCAAATGCACATGATGATATAGAGGACGGATTAACCGGTATATATGAAAAAGAATTAATGAACGGTAATACTCGCTCTTATGCGCGCGGGAATAGGGGCGTAAAGGTACGAAATTGACAAATATATAAAATTAAGTCGTTAATATGTAGGTAAATAAAGCTTTTTTTATACCTTTGCCTATGTAGAAGTATATGGCACATCCTAAAGGAGAATTTATCAAATTAGTATTAACAAAAAAAGATTGATTATGATTTGCGAATGTCCAGCAGCAACGGCGATTCCTACAATACCCGTTGCAAATTGTGTAGAAAGTTTCGGCCAGATTCAAAAGGTTGCATTTCAACGCCTCGTAAAAGAAAATGGAACTAAAAATGCTTTTGATAGCGCAGCAGAGCAAAAGAATGATATTAAGGTGCTTGCTTCGTGGACTGGCTTTATTTCGGCTATAGATAGTACAAAGATTGCTATTTCGCCCTATATTCAGGCACCGACGGCAGAAGGTGGCGCGCCTCGTACTTATGGCGGTGGCAATGACACGTTAGGCGGTGTTGAAGAAATTATCGGTCGTGAGGTTACGCCGTTTACCGGTGTTATCCGTAAATCGCCCCAAAACATCATAAAGGCTTTGAAGGAACTCCAGTGCGAAAGCTGGGCGGATAATTTGGGCGTATTTCTGTTTGATGAAAACGGAGCAATCGGTGCAATTAAAGACACAGCGGTAGCAACGAAATTTTATCCGATTCCTATTCGCGCTTTGTTTATCGGTGACAAAACATTGGGCGGCTTGGAAGCCCCCGACAGCAACGCGATACAGTGGAGCTTCTTGCCTAACTGGTCGGATGATTTGGTAATTATCGCCCCCGAATTTAATCCTTTGACAGACCTAAAACCGGCAGGATAATGGGAAAGTCTACGAAAGTCCGGTTATGTTGTCCAAAATACAACATGTCGGAGGATTTTGAGATAGCACACGCGGAGAGGCTTTTAATGATGCCTAATAATGGCGGATGGGAGCTTCCGAAAGATTCAACCTTTGAATTTACTAAGGAAAATGGGATTAGACATAAGCGAGATAAAAAAGCAGATAACAGAGCCGAAGAAACGCCAAGTAATCAATAGGGCGTTATTCCATCAAAGCCGTATAAGGTTCCACGCACAAACAGCGTTAACGCCTAACCTATGCGGCCCCGTTACTGACTTTTTGGCTTTTGTCCAAAACCTTATACCGAATGATAAATTCAAGATATTTAAAACATTATTCCGTTATCCCGTTAAAACTAACGAGATAACGGGAATTTGTTTTGATAAGCTAAGCAGAATCTTTGACGGGCGAAACCCTGCGTTTAACTATCAGTTTATGAATACTGAACAGCGCGACGACTGGGAGTATTATCGCCAGGAAGTCCTGCATGAGCCGGAAATTTGGTCGGGGAAAGGATGGGAATTTTTCAAGACTGAAATAAATAGCGTCCTTATTGTAGACATGCCTGCCGAAAAGAATGATTCGGGGTATCCTACGCCGTATTTCTATTGGTTGCCTATTGCTGATGTTATTACGTATGAAGTCGATGCATCGACCGGCCTAATGAAATGGATTATATTCAGGCAGGAGGGGGAACGTATTGCGGTTATTGATGATGAAAGATATAGAGTGTTTGAAGGGAAAAACAATAATATCGGAACTTTGATAATTGAAAATGCGCATGATTTAGGGTATTGCCCGGCTCGTTTCTTTTGGAATGAATCTATAAGCTTAGCAGACCCCGATATAAAGATTTCGCCGTTAACAAAGGAATTAGAGGCTTTAGATTGGTACCTTTTCTTCCACATATCTAAGCGACATTTAGACTTATACGGTTCATATCCGATATATTCAGGCTATGAGCAAAACTGTGATTTTGTGGACGACCAAAGCGGAGACTATTGCGACGGCGGTTTCTTGAAGGACAAACAAGGGCACTACAAATTAGATATGGCCGGTTTATTAATGCGTTGCCCGAAATGTGGCGATAAGCATATAGCAGGTGCCGGTTCTTTTGTAGAGATACCAATACCGGACGGCGAAAACCAACCGGATTTAAGAAACCCCGTACAGATTCTGACAGTTGACCGTAATAGTTTAGATTATAACGTAAGTGAGGATGAGAGACTCCGAACGAATATAATTACTGCTATTGTCGGCACAAATGAGGAAATAACGACCCGCGAAGCATTGAACGAACAGCAAATAAGGGCTAATTTTGAAAGCCAAAGCACCATCTTAAACCGGATAAAGAAAGGTTTTGAGGCTGCGCAGCAGTTTGTTGATGAAACGGTATGCCGGTTACGTTATGGAAATATGTTTGTTTCTGCAAAGGTAAATTTAGGTACTGAGTTTTATCTGTATGATGTCACAGAACTAAGGGAACGTTATAAGGTGGCAAAGGAAAGCGGAGCGAGCGAAGGCGAGTTAGACGCCTTACAAAATCAGATAATCGAAACAGAGTATAGGAATGACCCCTTACAGTTACAAAGGATGCTTATTTTGTCGGAATTGGAGCCGTATAGGCATTTAACACGTGAGGAAGCGTTAACACTGTTTGAAAAACAACTTATTAGCGAAGATGATTTAAGGGTTAAATTAAATTTTGCTAACTTTGTACGACGCTTTGAACGTGAGAATACAAACGTATTAGAGTTTGGAAGCTTAATACCGTTTAGTAAGAAAATAGATATAATAACTAAAAAGATGTATGACTATGCAAGTGAAAACAGAAACGGGACGAATTAAGGACGTTGGGATATTGGAGGTAACGCCTGAAAACTTTATTTGTCCGTCAAACGAAAGAAACATGTACCATTGTAGGATTGAAATCAAGAAATTCAATCCGGAGACCGGCGAAAGGCTATCAAAACCGCGTATCCAAGTTTTCGGAAAGAAATTCTTTGAGACGTTCGGGCTACACAACCTCCGCAAACAGGGGTACACCGTTGATATTTTACACGACCCTAACCAATTTGTAAAAGACAATAGGGAACGGATTGCCGCCGAAGAACGAGCCAAAGCAGAAGCCGAAAAAGAGGCCGAAAGGCAAGCGATTAGAGCGCAAATATTGGAAGAACTAAAGGCCGAAGGCAAATTAAAAGAGCCGGGAAAGGTACTGACAGAAGAGGAAAAAGACAATAACGCGGGAAAGACAGAGACTGCGCGGGGTGTTGGTCGGCCTAAAAAACAGTGAGAAAACAGAAGTTTAATTTTTAAATTATAGTGATATGGCACAGATTGCACAGCAAGATAACTTGATTATCGAGATTACCGGAGATTTAGCTGCGATGAACAGAACTACAAAACAAAAGCTTATTGATTGCATCAAGGTGGGAACAATTACCGATGTTATTGTAGTATCGACAGAAGCCGCAAAAAAAGTTAATCACGGTAAAGTATTGGGCTATATGGTAGACACCACTGCGGCAGAATCCCCGAAGTATTCTGTTGCAATCATGGATGTTAATACCGGTACGCCGAAGACGGTAAAACTTAATTAAATCAAAGGGAAAGATTATGTTAACAAGAGAGATTTTAGCGGCAAACGCACAGTTATCGGGATTAACCGAAGAACAAATTAAAGCTATCATAACTTTGTCGGAAAATGACGAAAATAGTGTGATAGCAAAAAAAACCGGTGAAATATACGGGGCTTTAGATAATGACATTCTGACCGTATCCGGAATCGCAAAGAATGGAACGGAAAAGACATACGATTACGCAAAGCGTGTCATGTCAGCAATGAAAGCCGATGCCGAAGCCGCAACGGGTTATAAATCGCAAATTGACGCATTGACAAAAGAAAAGGCGCGACTTGAAAAAGCGATTGCAGACGGGGCAGCAGATGCCGAAACCGCAAAGGCTTTAAAACAAGCAAAAGCCGATTTAGCAAACATTACTACACAGTACAACGAATTGAATACAAAGTACACGGATATTCAAGAGGCGCACAAAAAGGAACTGTTTGCGATTAAAATCGATAGCGAGTTACAAACAGCCGCAGGCGGTATTAAGTTTAAAGCCGGACTTCCGGAAGCCGTTACACGCGTAATTTTGCAGCAAGCCACGGAAAAAATAAAGGGCATGAATCCCGAATATATCGACGATGGCAAGGGCGGCAAAATTTTGGCGTTTAAGGACGAAACCGGAGCCATTATGCGAAACCCTAACAATCAATTAAACCCGTTTGGTGCCTCTGACTTGTTACAAAAAGAGTTGAAAACTATGGGCGTTTTAGACGAAGGTCGGCAGGCCGGTGGTGGCGGCACTCATGGCGGTACGGGTGGAACGGGAAATAAGGCCGTATTAGATGTGAGCGGAGCAAAAAGCCGTAATGAAGCGTATGAGGCTATCACAAACCATCTTTTAGCACAAGGTTTAACTATTGGGTCGGCTGATTTTGACGCGGCTATGACGCAAGCCTGGAAAGATAATAATATCTCTTCATTACCGGAAACGGCATAAAAAGCAAACAAGGGTAACGGGTCAACCCTATTAGATAACAATTTTAAAAAGTAGTATTATGAGTTTAGTAGCAACAAGATTACAAAATTGGCGGGTAGAAAACCCTGAATTTGATAGGAATATGACCCGCCCCTGCGAGTATGGCGCGCTTGATTTCTTTATAGAGCAAACCGATTCGGCGACCTCTATAATTTCGCCTAAATTGCGTGAGCGTGCATTCGCTTCTATTGGCAATACCGTACAAATCCCCGTAATTGATTACGATGGAAATGTACAAGTGTCTAACGTTCGCTCCTGCGTTATTCAAGACGATGAAAACACTTCATCGCTTTATACTATTGTTTGGGCGACATACGCAATCGGATTTACTATGGTCCCGGCGGCTTATACAAACAACGAAATCAGCTATGAGCACGATTTCTTACGTAAGATGGAAAAGACAACGCGCGCACTTGCTGACGCTTTGGATAAGGCCGCCGTTACATCATTGGAAGCCGGAAAGACGAAAGTGTTTAAAGACAAGCTTAATTATACGGTTACAGGAGAAACAATCAAAGTGCCTACGCAAATGGCTACGGAGATTTTGGGCGACATTAACCCGATTATGCGTGCAAACTGTTACCCCGAATATATCCACATTATCGGGAATGCCGGTGTAGATTCACTTGTACGTAAACTTGCACAACACGGCGTATATAACGACGTCAATAAGCGTATGGAGTACGACAACAAAGTACTGCACTACACGAACAACGTAACGAACGAAGAAGGCAAAAACGGAACGTTCTACGCTGTTGCCGATGGAAATGTAGGCGTACTTACTCGCGTAGACCGTGAAGCGTTACGCCGGACACGCGCTAATTTCCATGAATGGGATGTTGTACGTTTGCCGTATATTAATCTTCCGGTCGGCTCACACTATTATACGGCTGTCGGTGACCAGTCGCAAATTGCTGGCGATGCTACTGCCGATTTGACGTGTGCCGTTAAGGAATATTTCGGCTTTAGTGTAGATGTGGCTTTCTTGGTAGCTTATAACAACGATGCTGAAAAAGTAGCAACCCCGATTATAAAGGCCGAAATTGCCGCACGTCCGGTAGACCAGCCATTAGGCATGCCGGTATATGTTACGAACTTGGGTGCCGATGGTGGTGTGATTGATGTCCAAGTCACTAACACGAAGGAAGCCCCCGTTTTCACAAAGGGCGCAGAGTAGTTAATTTATAAACAATATCCGGAGGTTTAAAGCCTCCGGATATATTATCCTTTTGTTATGAAAGTAAGAATTATAAATACTAAGGAAAATCCGGTTATTATCAAGTCTGATAAGAAACAGCCATTTGTAGATAGACCGTCTTTTGCAAATGGGTCATTATTATTTGCGCCATATAAGCAGTTATAAAAATGTTAGAATTATCATGTACCGTATAAAAGAAATACAAGACGCGTTATTACACGTATGTGGGTGGGAGCAATCATACAACCCAAAGGAGGCGATAGATTCGGATTTAACGCAAAGCGAAAGCGGTTTAATGTTTCAGGGCGCGCACCCTCTTTTAACGTTAGACACAATGCGTGCGATAATGCCGGATGATTGGGGGTATCAATATCCGGAATGGAATAGTAGGGAAACATATTCTGCCGGTACCATTGTGCAGTATGACCTTAACGGGAATGACGATGAATTATACTGGGAGTCAATAAGGGATAATAATACAAATGAGATACCCGGCGAGAGTGTATTATTTTGGAAGCCCTATAATATATTATCGGATTTTTTGGAGAGAGTGACGCGTAATGGTATTGCAACGGCGATACAAACATTTACCCAAATAAAACAGCTTGATAAGGAAACGCGCAATCTATTAGAAAGACGCACTTTCTTTGATGGTGCAGGCCGTATCCGCGCAACGTTGCAAAATACGCATAAACTGGTAGGCTTTGAAATCGTTCCGGTTCGGGCTTTAGGTGTGACTGCCAAAATAGAAAAAATCGGGTTGCAAATGACCGGCGGAACGGGCATAGTAAAAATGTATCTTTTCCACTCTTCCCAAATAGACCCGATAAAAACTTTTGATTTAGATTTTCAGGTTAAAAACGGCGGCTTTCAATGGTTTACTTTGGAAGACTGCTTTTTACCGTATATTAGCAAAGATAATAATTCCGGTGGCAGTTGGTTCCTTTGTTATAATCAGGACGAATTACCGCAAGGAATGGAAGCTATAAACGTATCTAAAGACTGGAGCCGTGAGCCTTGCGGAACTTGTAATATTGGGTCGGTGGAAGTATGGCGAGAGTTAACGAAATATTTGCAAGTTACGCCGTTTATGTACAATGCGCCGGAAACATTCGCGGAATATCCGGAATTGTGGGATATAGCATATACAATGTACACCAACACGCAGAATTACGGGTTAAACTGTGAAATAACGGTCGGTTGTGATTTAACGGACTTCATTATATCACAACGGCAGATATTCCAGGACGTAATCCAAAAGCAAGTAGCCGTAATAGCTTTACGCGCTTTAGCTATGAATCCTAATGTACGAGTTAATCGGTACCAATCAAATGCGACGCGTACAGATATTTTGTATGAACTTGATGGGAATACGTCGGGGGTTCGCCCGGGCGGTTTGGGGTATCAGTTGAAAAAAGCCTATAAGGCATTAAAATTAGATACGCAAGGGTTGGACCGCGTTTGTTTGTCCTGCAATAATAGAGGGGTGAGATATAAGGCCGTATGAAACTAATTGATAATTTGCGCCAACGTGTGACAGAGTTTAACGAGTTACTCCAGTCGGGGCGGTTGATTCAGTCTATAATATTGGAAAACGAGTACGTAATAACAGATATGAACTCCGAAGACCAATTATATGAACAGGGTATAAACCGCTTAGGCGTGAATATCATGGATTACGCACCTTATAGCCCCTTAACGATTGAAATTAAAAAGGAGAAAGGCCAACCGTACAACCGCGTAACATTGCGGGATGAGGGCGACTTTGAGCAGTCCTTTTATGTGGAAGCCGATACGCAACAATTCACGATAAAGGCGGCAGATTGGAAAGCAGAGGATTTAATACAGCGTTACGGGCGGCAAATATTAGGACTTACGGAAGAAAATAAAATCATATTGATTTGGGCGTATATATATCCCGAATTAAAAGCTAAAACAAAGGAGTACATATATGGGAAATAATACAAGAGCGCCAATAATTAAGGCACCCGAATTGTTAGACGTTGTCATTAATAACATTCAGACCGGATTAACGGACAATTTGGGGTGGTTAGATAAGGCTTTCGGACGTGCGGAAAGGCTTGTTAAATACGGCGCAAACCAAAAGAAGATATATACACCGAATATTTATATAGGTGGAAATGAATATCAGGAAGTAACGCCTGATGCAGGAATAGGGAACTTTTCCTTTTTTTGGATTGACGACCCGCAGACGGTAGATTGGACACCGAAACAGTCAATAGGGCTAAAAAGCCCTTTTTCCCTTATTGTATGGTTTGATTATCGCACGGTATTCAATGACCCCAATACGCGGAACAAAGAAAGGATTAAGCGCGATATATTAGATGTCTTAAACGGCGGTTTTTGGCTAAAGGATGGCCGGATAGAAATAAATAGAATCTACGAGCTTGCAGAAAACATATATAGGGGGTTTTCGTTGGATGAAGTGGATAATCAGTTTTTAATGGCTCCTTATGGGGGATTCAGATTTGAGGGCATTATGGAGGTTACTGAAACATGTATAATATAGAGTTATGATAAATTTGTTTTTGTTTGTAGGTGTGTTTACGGTGGTAACGCTATTAGTAGCGTTTGCCGCCGCTTTTGTTCTTTTGCTTTTGCAAAAATGGGGTGTTATTGAATATGTGCAGGTACATGGAAATGATTTCTTTAGTGAAATGTTTCGGTGTAATTTCTGCCTCTCATGGTGGACGGGGTGTTTTTTCGCTGTCTTATTTGCTATAACGTTAGGGGAGGGTTATTTCCTTTTAATCCCCGTATTTTCAACCGCATTAACACGTAAAATGTTATGAAAACATTAAAATTAGCCGGTAAAACTATTGAGGTTTACGATGATATAGAAAATCTTCCGGTTACACGATTCCACAAGTATAATAAAATGCTTTTAGTCGATGCCGGTATAGGTTCGGATATAGCGGATTTTGATAGGCATATTTCGCGTATTGCCGCCTTTTTGGCAAAGAATGACAATAAGCAGGCTATTACAGAGCTTGAAAACATACGCCAAAATGTGTACTTTATTCAATCGGGCGTATCGCCGCGAAATTTGGCCTTTGCCGTATTGGTTAAAAGCATAGACGGCAAACCATGTGACGACCTTTCAGATGAGGGGTTAAAAAAGATAGTGGATATGTTCGCCGATGTCCCGTATAAGGATTTAGCCGCCTCAATCGAAGCGGTCAAAAAAAAAATAGATAGGGAGCTGCAAATATATTTCCCCCGTTTATTCGATGATGCAACGGTAAAAGAATATTATGACCAATTAAAGCGGCGTACAGTTCTGATACTACAAACCATTATAGACGGTGGAAGCAAGCCAGAGAGAGAAAAGGAAATAGACGATATAACGGCAGAGTTAATAACGTACTTTAATCCTAAATCGTTTTCCGGTTCCGATAGTGTAGAGATAGAGCAAGATAAACAGTTTGAAAAGATGTGCTTAATGTTGTCGCAGCATTTACATACAGACCCGAAAAACATGTCAGTACTGGCATATTATAACGCTTTTGAATACATTAAGGAGATGGTCAAAGACTTAAAACGCCGAAGTAAGGCGAAATAATCGCGATAGGGGCGTTTTTATCTTTGTTGTGGGGTGATACTACCTTATTAATGAAAACACGTCTTATATTTAAAATTTGAGCAAAATTAAAATTATAGAATCATGGCAGATAACGACGCAATTAAATACTCCGATTTGGTAAGCCCTGACAATTCAATAACAGAGCTTATAAAACAACTCGATGAACTTTCGGATACATATACGAACGCATTAAAGAATATCCGGACGGAAGCAATACAGTTAACCAAAGAATTGGAAAAGGTATCCGGCGCGACAGAAGACGGACGAAAGAAAACGAAAAAGAGCGCGGACGATGCAGACCGGTTAGCAAGAGCACAAAAAGAACTTGCTTTCGCTGAAAGTGAAACGGCTAAAAAAATTGCGGAGCTTAATCTCGCAAAGACAGAAGCCAACCAAATAAACAAACTTGTTATAAAGCTGAATCAGTCCGCAGAAGGTAGTTATAATCGTTTGTCGGCGCAGTATTCATTGAATAAAATCTACCTTAACAATATGACCAAGGCCGAACGCGAGGAGGCCGAAGCAAAAGAGGGGCTTATAACAAAAACCCGTGAACTATATAAAGCTATGAATGAGTATCAGAAGTCCACCGGCAAAACCAATCTCAACGTTGGTAATTATACGGAGGCTTCCGACGCAATTATTTCGTATGCGGATAGGCTAAAAGAGGCTTTAGGGCTTAATAATGCTTTTGGGGAGAGTCTTTTAGCTTTAGGCCGTGGCGGCAATGAAAGTAAGGAGGTGTTTGCCGCAATGTCCGACGGCGCAAAGGCTTTAGGAAACACCCTAATGTCTTTAATGACAAATCCCGTATTTTTAGCAATAGCCGGAATCGCCGGAGCCGGTGTGGCGTTTAAGTTTTGGTACGATTATAACGCCGGATTAGTAGAGGCTACAAGATTAACCCAACAATTTACGGGAAAAAGCGGCGATGATTTAAAGGCGTTCCGAAATCAAGTGCAAGCAGTAGCCGACACTTTTAACGCTGATTTCAAAGAAACGCTTATTTCCGCAAATGCTTTAGCGAAACAATTCGGTATATCAGCAGACGAAGCAATACAATTAATACAAGACGGTTTTATAGCGGGTGGGGATGCAAACGGCGAGTTTTTAAATACGTTGAAAGAATATCCTGCGTATTTTAAGGAGGCCGGAATATCCGCAAGTCAGTTTGTAGCTATTGTAGCCGAAACCAATAAGGCCGGTATTTTCTCTGATAAGGGAGTAGACGCTATAAAGGAGGGTAATTTGCGGTTACGCGAAATGACAACGGCAACCGCTGCCGCGCTTGATGGAATCGGCATTTCATCCACACAAGTACAAAAGGACTTGCAGACCGGCGCAAAGACAACGTTTCAGGTAATGCAGGAAGTTTCCGCAAAGTTGGCCGAATTGCCGGACAGCGCACAAAGTGTGGGAACGGCAATAGCGGATATTTTCGGCGGTCCCGGCGAGGATGCAGGGTTACAATACCTTCGGACATTAAAAGATATATCTACAGATTTAGATACGGTAAAAAGCAAGGCCGGCGAATTAGGGCGGTTGCAAGAAGAACAACTACAGAGCGAGATTGAATTACAAAACGCTTTAGCAGGTTTGTTTGATGCTACGGGTGGCAGCTTTGAGGGCTTTACAACCTCTATAAAGGTGTTCATTAATCAGGGCTTAACGGCCTTGATAAAAGGTGTCGTTTCTTTGATAAATTATTTCATTGAGCTATACAATGAAAGCAATCTATTTAGAGCGTTTGTAGTGGCTCTTCCGGAAGTCTTTAAGACGGTATTTAACACGATAGGGAATCTTTTCGGGGCTTTAATAGATATGATACAAGCCGCCGGAAAAATATTCAAATCTGCATTCTCTTTAGATTGGGACGGGGTAAAGGAAGGCTTTACGGAGTTCGGGACAGCCTTTAGCGACCTAATCAATAAAGAGATAAAAGATGTTGCGGAAAGCCTTAATAATGGCATAAACCGGATGCAAAAGAAGATACCACCGTTAACCATTCCGGTTAATGTGGGTACGCCGGACACATCAACGAAAACGACGGCTGCGGTAACGACTAAAACGCCCTCGGTTAAAACTGGCGGTACTGATACGAATAAGCAAGCAAAGCAAGTGGAGGCGGCCTATAAAAGAAATTTAGAGGCTACAAGAAAATTACAAGATGCACAGCTACAATTAGAGGCCGACGAATGGGAAAAAAGGCGTAAGCAAACAGAATACCAATATAAACGCCAAATAGAAGATTTAACGCACCAATTAGAGACCGAAAAAAGTATCACAGAATCAGAAAAGGAAACTATAAATGCTACTATATTGGTGCTGGAGCAACGTTTAACGAATGATTTGCTAAAGATAGAGCAGCAGCGACAGTTGCAAGAATTGCAACTACAAAAGCAAAGTATTGAATTGCGCCTACAAGCCATTAAAGCGGGCACACAGGAAGAAAAGGCTTTAAGGTTGGAACTTTTGGAAAATGAACGCCAAACAGCGCAACTTCAAAACCAACAGAAGCCTGCCGGACAGAGGCAAGATACCGTCGCGATAAATGCCGGATTCGATACACAAAGAACGGCTCTAATTCAGGAATACGCCGACAAGCAGATACAAGCGGAACTGCGTATTTTTGACCAACGACAGGCACTTGCACAAAGCGAGTTTGATTTACTAAAGACAACGGAAGAAAAGAAAACACAATTCCGGCTGCAAGCTGAAAAAGACAGGCTAAATAAGATTTTAGAATTAAATCAGCAGGCATCGGTTAAAATGCCTGATGTTGAGGTACAAACGATAGAAAACCAAATAGAACGAATAAACCAGCAAATCGAGGAATCAAAAAAGAAAGATAAAACGCAGGATATATATAGTATTTTAGGGCTTAATCTGAATGATGACCAAAAGGAAGCAATAAATACTTCTGTGTCTTATGCCATAGAGGCGTTGAATACGTTGGCGCAGGCTAAAGTTGATGCGGCAAATAGGGCGGTAGAAGCGGCACAAAAGGAAGTAGAATCCGCGCAAACGGCATTAGAGGCAGAATTACAAGCAAGGGCAAACGGATACGCATCAAATGTAGCTTATGCACAAAAAGAATTAGAAGACGCCAAAAAGAACGAACAAAAAGCCTTGAAAGAGCAACAAAAGGCACAACGTCAGCAGCAAGCAATAGACACAGCACAGCAAATTAGCTCGCTTGTGACGGCAACCGCATTAATATGGCGGCAGTTGGGTATATGGGGCGCGATTCCGGCTATTGCTGTAATGTGGGGAAGCTTTGCTGCATCTAAGATAAAGGCTGCACAAATGGCGAAAAATTCAGGTACTGAAACGTATGGCGAAGGAACTGTTGAACTTTTGCAAGGTGGTAGCCATCAATCCGGAAACGATATAGATTTAGGGCAAAAACCGGATGGTACACGACGCAGGGCAGAAGGCGGCGAATTTTTTGCCGTGATAAACAAACGAAATTCGCGCCGTTTCCGTCGATATATTCCGGACGTGATAAACTCTATGAATAACGGGACGTTTGCGCATAAGTATCTAAACGCATACAAAGGGGCAGACCTGATTTCTATTGGTGCCAGTTCCGGTGCGGATTTAAGCAAATTAGAAAGGGACGTAAACGCAATAAAGAAACAAGGCGAAAGGCGTACATACTTAGATAAAGACGGGAGAATTATAATTGAATATAAGAACTTAACAAGGAAATTAAGATGATAAACCCTATATATAAATTCTTGCTTTCGGTAGATTATCAAGAATACGGATATAACCCCGAATTAACCGAAATGGAGCCGTTATATGTTATTAAAGATAGCTCCATAAGCGCGGGCGGTAGCGTGATTACTGATATGTACAGCGATTTATACGTTTTTCCGGTGTCAGCCGGAATGCGTATAAACATTATAGGTTCTTATAACCGTTTCCGGCAAGGATATGCAATGTATTTTGATGTACATCTACAAAAGTTTATGAAAGGGAGCGGAACCTCCATTGCAGATGCAAACTTCAATTTAACGGTAGATGTACCGGACGGTTGTCAAATCATAGTCGTATCGCAAAGAAGGGACGGAAATAAGGCCGTTTTAAAAGCATCATTCAAATACACAAAGCCGGTATATAAAGACGATTTAAACTTAGAGTATGAGTTAGAGACTTCGCAGCAATTTTATAGGAAAAAGTTAAGCGGAAAGTTAACTTACACTTTTGACGATTATAGATTTATAATGGCGTGTGATTTCTCTACGGTGTATTATGTCACTATCATTAAATCTAACGATTTGGGGTTAAGTTGGGAGAAATATTGGTCGGGAAAATTCATGCAAACCGACTGTACCATAAGTTTAGACGATATGACAGTAGAGGTTAACCCCGACGTATTCGATGAGTATAACGATATATTAGCCGGATTAGATAAGGAATACGATTTAATTCCCTTAACGCCGGAAATCGAAAGCCTAACTATCACAAAACGCCCGATTATTCAAGTCTACCTTCCCGGCGATGATAAGATTTCATGTTTTATATCGGGGATGTCGTGGGAGCAGGACGTATTAACGGCGGTGGACAATAGAAGCGATTTAAAAACTAAGTATTGGTTTTATTTCACACAGCTATTAAAGGAAATAGATTTGTCCGCCGAAGGGGGTGCTTTAGAAGATTTAGGCCGTAATTATGTCGGGAACATGCAGATATTAGACCCTGACGACGCGACCCCGGTTTTTTATGAAGGTGATTTGTCGCACCCTTATTTAAATACTTATCGGTTGCACATACGATATAGCGAAATAGGACCGTTAACTAATAGGGTTGCAATAGCATTAGTCCGGACCACGGATAATATGAGGCTATATTATTTTGAGAAAGACATGCACGGCAGTACGCCAATATTAGATACCTTAGAATTTACGCTTACGCCGGAAGAAGGTAGTGGAATGGTAGGCACATTAAAAGGCTATATGCATTCTTATAGTATATATGCCCGTTTAATATGCGATGTAGAAACAATATCAGGCAATACAACGCAGCCGATTCCTACGGATGATTTTGTAGGGAATAATAAAAATTATACTCATGCAATCGGGTATGATGTAGATATAGCTTATATCTCAAATCGTTATTCAGACACGCCAACGGAATACGGTAAAACGGGATGGGGGCAATATTTCGCGCCTCCAGTGCTTATTACATTAGCCAAAATGTACCCTTTAGGGCAAAGTAAATGGCTAAATACATCCGTTTGGTTTAGTTCTTCGGTATGGGATAGTATTTTCGAGAAGTCCGGACGTAAAGAATATATAGTGCCCGACAATTTCCCACTATGGAGTGTTATATCCGTTTTGTTGGGTCAGATTGCGCCGGGCGTTACTCATTTGCCTACGAGTGAATACAGTGAATTTTTATACGGTACGACAAACCCGATAACAGGAACCTCGAATCAGACGTTATTAATAACGCCGAAATCTAACATAATAAACGGGATATATAATACACCGGCACAAAAGGCACCTACTACGTTTCAGCAAATTATGTCTATGTTAGCAAATACGTATAAATTGTATTGGTTTATAGAGGACGATAAATTAAGAATAGAGCATATTTTATACTTTAAAAACGGTGGTAGTTACGTTTTATCGCCGGAGGCGGTTTTAGATTTAACGCAAATCGCCAACAAGCGGAATTATAAACCGATTGCGTCCGGCCAATCTTCGTATAAGTTTGATAAGCCGGAAATGTCTTCACGGTATGAATTTTCTTGGATGGACGACTGCACTAAAGTTTTTAACGGGTATCCGATAGAGATATTAAGTAAGTATGTAGAAGCGGATAAGAAAGAAGATATAACGGTGTCTAATTTTACTTCCGATATAGATTATATGCTTTGCAATCCTGATAATATAAGTCAAGACGGCTTCGCAATATTTGCGGCTAACTTAGTAGACGGGCAATATAAAGTACCATTTGTTAGTTTAATGTTTGATAATGTGATTTCAGAGCTTCAAAACGGCTTTCTTGCTTTTGTGAATTTACAGCCTACATACTGGATATATGATTTACCAGCGCGTCGGGCGAGAATCAACGAAAAAGAAATCACGGTTAAGGGAATAGAACGAAAGAAAAAACAAACAGTAGTATTCCCTATTGGGCAAGATGATATAAACCCGAACGGAATTATAAAAACATTTGTCGGAAATGGTCAGATTAGCAAATTATCTGTAAATTTGTCGAGTAGGTCAGCGGAAGCCGAATTAAAATTTAATACGGAGGAGATATGAACGAAAATAATAATTTGAGTGTATTGCCGTGGTACGACAATATAGACGAACAAAACAGCCGGAAAAGTTATGCTTACGGGAATATATACCCGTTATTTACTCCTGCGCATAGTCTTTTGCCCTTTCAGATATTGAGGAAGCCAAACGAGGTATTTAACCCTAACGTTAAGTTATATACTAAAGACGGGGTTTTCGTTTTGGATATAACGGAACAAATGGTTCTAACTGGCTTACAATTAGCAAAGCCGGAAAATACCGATAAAATGGAGGTTATTGTGTATCCGGCTTATTTCCCCTTGCAGGAAAAAATACCGATAGGAATGTATTATGCCGTTTTAAATGATGGCGTTAATACATGGTATTCGGACATATTTACGATAATAAATGATTCTGAAAATTATCTATCAATAGAGTGGTACGATGATGATACGCTATATTGTGACGCTGGCACAATTGTATATAGAAACCCGACGTTCAGAAACCGCGTTTATTTCTGTACTGAAATAGGAAAGCCGGATTATACATTTGAGGAAGAAGGCGAAGAAAGGGACGGTTATTTCTTTCCGATTAAACAACTTTCGGAAAAAGTATATCGGTTTAATATCCTTGCGCCGGAATACCTTTGCGATGTTATGCGTTTAATCCGGTTAAGTGACCATATTAGTATAAGGGATAGTTTCGGACGTTTATATAAATGTGATACGTTCCTATTTACGCCAAAATGGGAAACGCAAGGCGATTTAGCCTCCGTAGAAATTGAGTTCCAAACTAATACAGTTGTTAAGAAATTAGGTAGCGTCTTTCGTGGCGACTTTAATAACGACTTTAATAACGACTTTAATATTAAACCAAACGAAAACGAATTTAATAACCTCTAAAATTAAAAGTTATGGCATACGACCAAATCAAAGAGAGTATAAAAGCTGTTATCAAGGAAAACGGCAATTATGAGATAACCGGAAATGTACTTCAGACGGTTTTATTATCAATGGTGGACACATTGGGACCAGAGTATCAATTCTTAGGCATTGCTACAAAAAGTACGGTTCCCGTTGTGGTAGAAGGAAATTCATTCTATATTACCACCGAAGTAGGCACTTATACGAATTTTAAAAATTCGGGAAATACAACTATTACTGTTAATCAACTTGGTATATTAACAAGTACAAACGGTACAGCATGGAATTTTACACCTATTTTTATAGGCGTTTCTAAAGGAGGCGGTGAAGTGTTTAATGATTATGATAATAATACAGCGGTCGGTGTTAATTCCCATGCGGAAGGCTCACAAACGAAGGCGGTCGGAAATAATTCCCATGCGGAAGGCCTACTTACTAACGCAAGTGGTCTAAATTCTCATGCGGAAGGCCAAGAAACGGAGGCGGTCGGAAATAATTCCCACGCGGAAGGATTCCAAACCCATGCAAACAAGGAAAATTCGCATGCAGAAGGGCGTATTACTGTGGCTGATGGTGTTGCGTCACACGCCGAAGGGGATGAAACACAGGCGTCCGGCGATTATTCCCACGCGGAAGGCTATATGTCTTTATCCGAGGGAATAGCATCTCACGCAGAAGGAAAACATACCACCGCGTCCGGCGATTATTCCCACGCGGAGGGAAATTCAACGGTGGCAAGTGGTGTAAATTCGCACACAGAGGGTACAAATACAAAAGCAAAAAAAAGTAATTCTCATGCGGAAGGAGACCAATCGGGGGCTTTAGGTGTAAATTCTCATGCGGAAGGCCTACTTACTAACGCAAGTGGTGTAAATTCTCATGCGGAAGGCCAAGAAACGAAGGCGGTCGGAAATAATTCCCACGCGGAAGGACAGGGGACAACGGCCGGTGCCGCGAACGCTCATGCGGAAGGACAGGGGACAGTTACATCAGAAGTATGCGGCCATGTTGCCGGTAAGTATAACGCAGTGGTCGCAAATGGTCTGTTTAATTTTGGTATCGGTTCAAGCAATGATAAGCGTAAATCGGCTATGATTATAGACGGAACTAACGGAAAAGTCTATTTTGTTGATGCCGGAGGGTACGATGGCGGTACAAGTATTGCAAACGCTAAAAGCATTCAGGATATTCTAAAGGATAGCGGAGGGGTAGAAATAGAGCAATTAGATGAATCTTTCGATTTCAATAAAAACGCCCAATTTGATGTATTTAATAATATAGAAGACGGTCTACATATCTATGTAGGCACGTACCGTGCGCAAAATACGCAGATAACTCGCATGTTGCGTATAACACAATACACCGAAGCAGGCGAGACTAAAGTACAATATTTTGAATATCAGGAAGAAGTCGACGCTACATCATGCTCATTTATTAACGCATCAGTAATTAGAACTGAATCGGAAGGTTCCTGGTCATGGGCACAAAGAGCCTATGAACTTAGAATGTATATGCAAGCTATCCCGACCAATAATGGCGCACTTTCGGATAGTGATAAAGTTATTTTAGATAGGCTTATAGCTTTGGTACTATATAGAGACGCTATTACAAGTTTCTTCTATTTTAATAATAGTAGTGAACTTGTGCCTATGACGTTGGCAAGAACAAACCTAAAACAACAACAAGTACTGGAATTTACCGGAATAGCCACGGGGCGAAAGGTAATATCTTTAAAGGCTACACGAACAAATGTCGGTGGAAGTATAAATTACTCTAATTGGTCGGTTACTACTGTATTCTTAGACCAAATGAATGAGATTGCAACACAGGCTGACAATTTAGCAAAGAATATATATGTACTTAATAACTTACTTACGCAATCTGATGAGTTCGGAACAAAAACGATAAGCATAACTTCACAAATAGAATCTATGATTGGAGGCTCCTATATAGACGTAATACAAGGACCTATACGAGATAATAGGAAGATATTTGTTAGCGTGCTATCAAACAATGACCGAAAAGACTTAATCGTATGGAATCTGAAAACGGTAGGTAATTTCCAAGGTGGTAATAATGATAACGGGGAGTTTGTTTTCTCTACTATGTACACCAATCCGGACACTTATTCGGTAGTAAGACGTTATATTAAATTGGTTATTACTAATAGCGAGTTTACGATAATGACCATAACAACCGACGCGCCTATAGAACATATTTATAATCCATTGTTAAAGGTCAATATTGATTCTTTTAAAGCAAAATCAGGTAGTACGATGAATATGGATGAAATGAATGCTGCGGGAATAACTATACAAGATGTATTAGACTTTAGAGATGGTAAAAAAAATATGATACGAGACATAAGTAATTTATATTTTACATTATATTTAGTTGGGATGAAGTATGTAAATAATACAGAATGGAGTTTATGTTTTGAATGTCGTATATCTTCAAATTTTGACAGTAATAGCATTCTTACAGGAGAAATGTTATGTATTGAATATAGTAGTAATGGCCAATATAATATACATTATGCTGAAATATGAAAATGGATTGGGAATATTTTAGATTTATAGCAGTATCGGCATTTAGTCCGATACTTGCTTATTTCACACCGACAAAGGGGTTTTTTATCGCTTTGGTTGTGATGTTTGCTTTTAATGTCATTGCAGGCATGCGTGCGGACGGTGTTAGTATAGTAAGGTGCAATAATTTCTCCATGAGAAAATTTAAAAACTCTTTGGCCGAGTTATTGCTGTATATTGTTTTGTTATATGTTGTTTATATTGCCATTTCTCAATGTGGCGACTTAAAAGGTGCATTAATGGCAATGAAATCACTTACGTATGTTTTATTATATGTATATTTGTGCAATGGCTTGAAGAACTACGTAAAAGCATATCCGCAAAACATAGGATTAAGGATAATATACCATGTAGTCCGGTTAGAATTTACGCGCATTATGCCTTCGTACTGGAAGCCTATTATAGAGAGATGCAAAGAAGAAATTGAAAATAAAAAGGATGTCAAAGGATGAAACAGGTTTTTATACCAATATTAGACAACGGGCACGGTATTGATACAGCCGGTAAGCGTTCGCCGGTTTGGGACGATGGTACGCAGTTGTTTGAATGGGAGTTCAACCGTGATATAGTCAAGCGTGTTAGTTCGATGTTAGAGGCAGAAGGCATTCAGTATAGAATATTAGTACCGGAGACAAAAGATGTATCTTTGTCGGCACGTTGTAAGCGTGCAAACGCGATATATTCAGAGACCTCCGGTAAATGCTTTCTTATAAGCGTACACGCAAACGCAGGCGGTGGCACCGGTTGGGAGGCTTATACGTCCGTCGGCCAAACAAAAGCCGATTTGATAGCAACGGAACTATATAAAGAGGCTGAAAAAGAATTTGCTCCGGACGGTTGGAAAATACGCAAAGATACAAGCGACGGAGACCCCGACAAGGAAAGCCAATTTTATATATTAAAACACACCAAATGCCCGGCGGTGTTAGTGGAAAATTTCTTCATGGATACCCGCAAAGATTGTGCTTTTATTCAGTCGGAAGACGGACGGAATAGAGTTAGTAAAGTGATTTTTGAAACTATTAAAAGTGTTTGTTATGGAAGAGTTATTTAAAAGAATCGAAGTAGACGTTTATAAAATGGAGTGTGTATATTAACCTTATTGTCGATGCTAATATGTCGGAAGTACTGGAGGTTCTTGCAACGTCAAACGATTAAAGAATGAAGAAAATAATAATAATATTAGGTGTCTTAGTTGTTGTTTTAGTGGCTTATTTCCTTAATGTAAGGGTAAGCCAACTAAAACACGATAGAGACACCTATAAACGTAATAACGCGGTATTATTGAACGATGTGAAGTATTATCGGGCTTTAGATAGTTTGAACGCCGCAAAAGTTGGGGTGTTGGAGCTTTCCATTCAGGATTACGAAAGGTTCATGAAGGAAGATGCAGACTTAATAAACAAACTAAAGCGGAAAAATGAGGAACTACAAAATTTTAGTAAGATTCAAGCCGAAACTATTATAAAGATTAGAGCACAGGTAAAAGATAGCCTTATATATATACCAGGCGATACGGCCTACCAATTGATACCTTGTGTATCTTTTCGTGATTCATGGACCAATATAGAGGCGTGCGTATATAACGATACCTTAATAGGAGACATTCAAATAAGGGATAGTTTAATATTGTACGAGACTATTATATATAAGCGTTTTTTAGGCTTCTTATGGAAAACAAAAAAGATAAAAGAAAGAAGCTTTAATATAGTCTCTAAAAATCCATATACAGAAATAAAAGGCGTAGAAGTTGTATCTATCCGGAAATAAATATATCTTTGTAGTGCTTAGTTAATAGTTAAGAAGTTTTTTCATCATCTATTTTTAGGTATTAGTGGCGGGCGGTTTTCCGCCCTCTTCTTATTTTGGCTTTAAAAAATAAATTCTAAGGCATTTTTCTTGTTGGGGGTATATAAATACATTGTTTCGATTAGAAAGTAGCTTAAATTTAAAATTCGCCTGAAATAAGTGTTATTTTAATGACTTATTTTTTTTTTTGAAAAAAATCCCTCTTTTTTTAATCTAAAATTTGCACGTTTAAAATAAACGCACTATCTTTGTAGCGTCAAACAAAGAAAGCCCCCACCGGTTGACTAAGAGTATCCAAAACGACCGGTTATAAGGCGAAAGCCGTAAGAGGAGAAAGATGGACAGTATCTCCGAAGGGTTTAATGAGGGTTCGGTATCCGATTAAATGAAGCTATAAAGCCCAAAGCTTTCTAAGTTAGACAACAACCGACCGGACGGGTTTCCGGAAAACAAAAATAACTGATATGGGAATAAGGCAAATAAAAGGCTGATAGGTAAACAACAAAGAAAACCTATCAGCCAAGAAAAAAGAGAGTTTCATTTTATAGACGCCACAAAGATACTATATTAAATTATATATCCTCTATCATGAATATAAAAATTATATATTTATACGAGTGGTTAAAAATAAAATTGCACATGTTATATTTAAATATTAAATTTGAATAGTCAAAGGAAAGGGAGAGAAATGAAAGTAAAAGACGATAAGAATTTAAAGCATTTGGCAGGCAGAGCCAGTAAAACGCCGGAAACAATATCAAGTATTATTATTGATTATTGCCCGAAATGGGATATATTAATAAATGATTCTTTTTATTTCGGTAAAACTCTCCGAGAATGTATAGATTTAGATACATTGATATTAGATATATTAGATGTGTTTAAAGATATGGGAATAAGCCGTATAAAATATAGTGATTATATGGCCTTAATGAATCTAACATTATTAGGTGATGGGGACTGCCCCGAATGCGGTTCTTTTATGGAGGTTACGGATTACGAATGTAGTTTATATGATGATGAAGAGCCGCCTAAATGGGTAGAAAAAATGTGCCCTAATTGCGGACTATATATTAATGATAAACCAAGAATTTTTTAAAACTTATAGAAATGAGATTGAAAGTAAACGAAGCTATTGCCCAATCAGAGGCTAACGGAAAGAAAGTGTTAAAACAAGAAATCGCGAAAAAGTTATTTAGTGGCGCGAATGAAAACACGCAACGCGTAAACATGTCAAATTTATGCGGAGGAAAGACGCAAAGAATTAAACCGGAATGGATTAATATTATTTGTCATGAATGCGATTGTACGCCGAACTTCCTTTTCGGATTTGAATAAATGACGCATGCGAGTTTATTTATTGGAATTGGTGGTTTTGACCTTGCCGCCGAATGCAATAGTGCCGCAGGTATCCTATGAGATATTTAAAGCAATAGAATTATGCCGATAAGCGAAGTATATAATATGGACTGTTTGGAATATATGAAAGATATTCCAAACGCTTTTTATGATTTAGCAATAATAGACCCTCCCTACGGGATAGGTGAAGATGGATTAAAAAACCATTCGCGAGGCAATAGAGCAAAAGCAAAACAGTACGCGCCTAAAACATGGGATAGAGCTAAACCCCAAAAACATTTATTTGATGAATTAATGAGAGTGTCAAAGAATCAAATAATATTCGGTGCAAACCATTTTATATCACAAATACCGTATGATAGTCCGTGCTGGGTCGTATGGGATAAGAAAAACGGGAAATCAGATTTTGCGGACTGTGAATTAGCGTGGACCTCTTTTAATAAATCTGCGAAATTGTTTGCTTTTAGATGGAGCGGATTTCTACAAGATGATATGAAAAATAAAGAGGTGAGGATACACCCGACGCAGAAACCGGTCGCCTTATATAAATTCCTATTAGAAACATTTGCTAAACCAGGGAATAGGATTTTAGATACTCATTTGGGTAGCGGGAGCAGCCGAATAGCCGCCTATAAAATGGGTTTTGATTTTTGGGGAACTGAAATAGACAAAGAATATTTCGATGCGCAGGAAAAACGCTTTAGGGAAGAGTGTTTTGGCGAAGTGAGACTGAAAAACGGCAATGTATATAAACAAAAAGAACTATTTGAATTATGAATTTAGATAAAAAGATAGACTATTCCATTGCCTTGTTGCGCAAGGCTGAATCCATGGCCTTGCGTTTAGACCCCGAAAATGGATTCTATTTGGCTTTCTCCGGTGGAAAGGATAGTCAAGCCCTTTACCACATCGCGCAAATGGCCGGTGTGAAGTTTAAAGCACACATGAACCTGACCAGCGTAGACCCTCCGGAGGTCATACGTTTTGTCAGACGGCAATATCCGGACGTGGAGCTTATCAAACCTAAGATAAGCATCTACGACATAGCGAAGAAGAAAGGGATATTACCCACAAGACAGTTGCGGTGGTGCTGTTACGTTTATAAGGAACAAAACGCAGCAGGTAAAATCAATCTTGTCGGTGTACGTAAACAAGAAAGTACAAGGCGTAAAAATTGGAAAGAAATGCAAATCAATGGCGGTAAAACGTTTAAAGGCAATTTCGACCAATTCAGTATTCATAATGAAACGATGATTTCCTGCATGGGAGGCGGAAAAGAAAAGATTGTTGTATCCCCTCTTCTTGATTGGACGGAACAAGATATTTGGACTTTCCTAAACACCGTTGCCAACGTACCGCATTGTGAACTTTATGACAAAGGGTATCGGCGTATGCCAGCGATTATGCAGAAGTAAGAGACGTAAAACAGGCTTTTGTCAGTGGTGCAGAATGGATGGAAAAACATTTTTCGTGGATAAGTGTAGAAGAACGTTTGCCGGAATCCAAAGAAAAAGTATTAGTTCTTAATAGAATGAAACATCATGATAAATATTTTGTATCGGAAAATATTTATATAGATGGAAATTGGGCGGCGAAATCGGCAATGTATTACGAAGAAATTGCGTGGATGCCTATTCCTTCTTTTGATGAAATATTAGAAGCTAATAGGGATGTTTTGGAACGGATTAAGGAGAAAGGCGATTAATTATGATACAAAAAAAGGAAATAGATATTTATAAAAAAAAGTTTGCGCGTTTAAAATATAAATTATATCTTTGCATTGTTGAAAGTTCAACAACCGGCCGGACGGGTTTCCGGAAAACAAAAAATAACTGATATGAAAAAACGTGTATTATCTGTATTAGAAAGATTTGTTAATAATGTGTTATCTAATGAGTTTCAGTTAAAAGCTATTTTGATTCTGTTTAGCTTATTGGGGCTTGTTTTTATCTGTACATCTTTCTATAATCCGGCTTTATTATTTTTGGCCTTGCCATGTATTATTATTGTGATTGCATGTATTAACGAACTAAATAAAAAATAATCATGAAAGAAAAAGAAATTAAGTCGCCGTTTTCATTAGAACAAAATGAAGATGAAGTATTTGAAATTTATCCGGGTATGACTGCGGAAGAAATGAAAGCTTTATTTTTCGATTCTACTGCATTGATAGAGCCGGGATACAAGCTGTTTCAACTCAATAGCAACGGGCAAAGGTATTATTATCTATTTGATGATACAGGAACCCCGAAATTTTATCCCTCTGTAACTACGATTTTATCACAAACATTACCTAAATCGCCTTTTCTGATTAATTGGATTGCGGAGAAAGGTATAGAAGAAGCGGAAAGGTATAGAGACGAACGCGCAGCCTATGGTACATTTATGCACGCTGCGTTTGAGGAACTATTAATAAACCGTGTTTATGATTTAGACGGCTTAAAAGATAAACTAAAAGCGTATATAGAGAATAAAAGCCTTCCTAACGACTTTATTTATTATGCAGACCAACTTAAAAAAGATGTGTTAGCGTTTGCCCAATTTATAACGGATTATGATGTAAAGCCGTTAGCAGTGGAGATTGCTTTAGCGCATCCAATCGGTTACGCTGGCATGATTGATTTAGTTTGTACTATGTTAGTACGTCCAGGGAGTAATGAACGGATAAACGCAATAGTAGACTTTAAAAGCGGTCGGAAGGGTTTTTCTGAGGAAGCCGAAATACAGGCGCATTTATATAAAAAAATGTGGGAAGAAAATTATCCGGATACTTCAATAGAAAGAGTATATAATTTTAGTCCGAAAGATTGGCGCAAAAATCCTACTTACAATTTGAAAAATCAAACAGATAGCCCTAACGCCTTGAAAATTCCGGCATTATTAGAATTGGCTTCTATTGAAAACGAAAAGAAAGACAATGTTTTCACGGTCGTTAGCGGCGTTATTGATTTGGATTCAGATTCTAATTTGAATGAAAATATAACTTCCTTAACTTTATCTGATTTAGTGAAAAGCAAAAAATCAGATAAGAAAGAAATTGCACCCGAAAAGAATATTTCTAATATAGATGATGAAGGAAAAGAGAACAAGCCCAATAAACGCACAAAAAAGCCTTCTACGGCGTTAAAATCCAAAAAAGGGTCTACCATACGCAAAAAAGAAGAAAAGGCCGCAGAATCAAAAAAAAGAGGGAATAAACAAGTGATTAAAAAATTATTGAATGATAATTTAGAGATATGAGAAAGATAATAAGATATATACTTTCACTGATGCCGCGTCGTGAAACAAAAGTTTCATATTTTGAGTATATACACGAAATTAATCCAAGCTGTAATGATGGATGGTATATAAAACAGATATGCCCGATGCGGAAGACTGATTATAACGGATATAGTAAGACTTATTTTTATGTTTTATTTGAAAGGGTTGTATATGGTAAGTGGGAGAATAAAAAAACAGATTCCGGAAACAAATAAACTTATATTCCCCCGAATAGGGTCTATTTGTGTAGGCTTGAAAAATGATAAAGGACTGCCGCAAAGTGTGGATTACTTTATAGCAAGGGGGAAATATGCGGGGCTATTTCACAAGGTATATGGAGATAGGCCGCAGACTATACAAATAATATTTCCGGATGATGAAGCGCAAAACGTATGTAATGAATCGTATGAATATAGAAACGACGCAGGAGCACGTGTAGCGTATGGCGATGGCGAGACGTTCCATGTTTGGGACGGTATGCAATACACAGCATTAAATGTGAATGAATATCCCAACTTAATGGAAAATGTATCTAAAAAGTATCCTAATAGACGCACAAGACGGGGAGATAATGGGTGGGATATAACACTAACTATGACTTTTATAATACCCTTAATAAAGGGAATCGCAGGAGTATGGACATTTGTAACAAAGGGAGCCGCCTCAACTATCCCCAATATACGCGATATTTTCGATTCCGTGTTATATGAAAGGGGATTTGTTCGGGGGATTATATGGGATATGAATGTACAATTTTGTATATCGCAAAAGCCTGATACCCATTCACGGTACCCGGTTGTTTCAATAGTTCCAAATGAAAGCGATGAAAATATACAGAAAATAAAAGAATCATATAAACCATTTAAATTAATAGATAAATGAATATGGAAGAAAAAGAGTTTTTAAGAAATGAGAGTGTATACGTGAGACGTAGCGCAGCCGGTAACCCGGATACACCCGGTGCCGTGTTGGCCGAATTGGCAAAGGATCCAGATAACGACGTGAGACGTAGCGCGGGCGGTAACCCGAATACACCCGGTGCCGTGTTGGCCGAATTGGCAAAGGATCCAGATTGGGGCGTGAGAAGTAGCGCAGCCGGTAACCCGAACACATCCGGTGCCGT